GTTGCCTTCTTCATCGAATTGGTCGGTGAAGGCTGAGCCGAGGTCGATCCCGGATAGTAGATTCCCTTGCATGGTGAGGGCGTAGTCGGCTACGGCGTTTTTAGCGTCTCTAAAACTTTGTATTTGAGTGCTGAGTAGTGCCTCTGTCGAGGCGATTGCCTTGCCTACGTCTTCGGTGCTTTTTTCTAAGAATTTTTGGAATTTTGTTAATTTTTCTACTTCGACGGTCGCCGCAGCGGCTGAACCTCCATAATTATTGAGTACCTTGCTTGCTTTTTCGACGACTGGTATTTGTGCCGTGTATCTGGCCGCGTCCGCGATTAGCCCTTCTGTAAGGAGACCGGTCTGCACTTTTGCATTCGTGGTTGCGTCTGCTAGATCCCTTAACCCGCCTAGGAAGTAAGGGAGTCCGTCGGCGGTTTTTTTGGCGGCGTTAGCAAAAACAAGTAATTTTTCGGCGCTTATTTGAGCGGCGTCGCCCGTTTCCTCTGTCGCTTGAGCTAGTGCGTTCATTACGCTACTAAATGGGTTAATCGTGTCACTAACGAAACTGAAGGCGTCACCGAGTAACCCAGTCTCCGTCTTAACTTTCTTCTCGATGTTCTTTAGAAACATGAAGCCGTCGTAGAGCATCGCGAGCGAGGCGATGACGTCGGCCACAGTTTCGCCTAAGTCTTCGAGTGCTGGTTCAAGCTTCTCCATGGATTTAACCATGTCGCCAGTTCCCTCAGTCGCGTCAGTTAGCCCGGTGAGTAAGCCTTTGCCAAACGCTTCCGCTAGGTTGTCTGTCGCTGTTTTTAGTACTCCCATGCGGCCTTGGAGCGTGTCGGCGGATGCCGCGGCCTGCCCACTAAACGTGTCCGACAATACTTGAGTAATGACTTGCATGTCGCCGGTTTTGATTGTTGCGGCGTCGATACCGGCACCGAGCCGGGACAGGCCCCCGATGTTACCTTCGTACGCTTTACCCATCGCATCGGTTACGGCTTCGAGGCTTTTACCGGATCCGGCAGACACATCAAGGGCGAGGCTTAAGGCGTCTTGTGCTTTACCCGTGTCACCGAGTGCCCGCACCAAACGGTCGTAGGCGGGTCGGAGTTCGGTATCTGCCACGCCGAGGGATCGTTCAAGACCGTAAATAAACTTTTCTATTTCTGGCTGATCATGCGCTAGTCCGAGGTTGTCCAGAGTGGTGGAAAGTCTACGTACGGCCTCTTCATCTTCGAGGGCTGCTTCCACTCCGTCGGATGCTAGTTTCACGGCCAGCGCACCGGCCGCGATACCGGCACCGATAAGGGCAGAGCCGAGCATATTTTTCAGCGATCCCGCTAAACCTTTTAGACCGCCTTGGGCGTGCGTCATTCCGGCGTTAAATTTTTTTAGATCCGCCGCTAAGTAAACCGTTAAGGTTTTCCCGACTGCCATCACATCACCGGCCATTTACGGACGACACGATCGACGGCTTCGCCCCACTCTTGTAAGGCGGGTTTTTGGTAACTACGTGCTTTTGCTATCCAGTTCGTCTTCTCGAATGGTGCGTATGAGTTGCGGGCGTTGCCCGTGTCAGTTGGGTATCGCAACATATTGGAGGATGCGCCACCCGACGTTACTTTCTTTTGCTTACCGATCGAGACTTTAGGGAGCCGGTCAAGCCCGGATCGAATATCGGATGCCAGAATGTCGCCCCATTCACCACCGACGTTAAGGGCCGCGTTTTGGAACGCTGGCACCATATGCCGATCGGCTATTGTCCTTGAGGCTTGCCGTAACTCTTTGGCGGCTTCTTTTCCTAGTTTCCGCAGGTCGCGCAGTAACGGGTTAAGTCCTTCGATGTAGGCATCGAATTGCTTAGCCATTACGCTAACTCCTCCATAATCGTGACGACCTCGCGGCCTGTCAGTTTCTTAACGTCTTCCATCGTCCAGCCCGTACGAACCGCTAGGCGTATCAGTAGTCTGCCGTGACTACCCTCTAAAAAGGTTCCACATCGTCCTTAAGAATATCGACTTTCACCCGGTTTTTCCGGGCCCACGATTTCACGGTCTTAAGGTCGCCTGGTTCTGCATCCTCAAGGTAAAAGTAGGCGATTGTTAAGCGCATCGCTTGTTCACTTGTGGGCCGGTTCCCGTTGAGCTCTTCATACATCATGAAGTCGACGGGCAGGGTTTCGATTTCTTTTGTTTCGTGATTATCGGACTCGATTTTTAGTCGTGGATACATAATGGGTTCCCCTTAGCCTTATGCCGTTGCGGCGAATGTAACCGAACCGGTGAATGATGTCGATACGGTTACGACACCATCGGCCGGGTAGGTTAGGTCGGCGGATTCGATGAACATCGCGGCACCTGTCCACGTTCCCGACGTTGACTCGACCACGACCGCGACGGATGCGGCACCAGCGATAGCGGTTTGCAGTGCCCCATACATGCCTGTGACTTCATCGAATAGGAAGTCGAGACTCATGGTCGAGTTGAGGTCGGTTTGATCGAACGCGACCCCGGAAAGGGTTTTAGTGCGAACGATTGTCGGGGTCGTGTTGATTGTTCCTGACGTCACCTGGTCCTCGTATTGTGTCGCACCGATTGACACGGTGAACGCTGCTCCAGTTACTCCAATTGCGGGCATTATCATCCTTCTTTCATTTGTATTTGAACTGCGATTTCGGTTGTCATGACGGTCCCTTGTGATCCCAGGCTCATTAGTTGCGGCGCGTTCACACTTGCCACGTTCACCGATGCGGGTAGCGCGGCAAGTAGCACGTCGAGCGCGTCCTCAGTCGTTAGGATTGCCACCGAGTTAACCCTCACGTTGACGTTGAGTAGTAGGCGCCACCGCACCGCATAGTTGAGGGTTGATCCGATCCGGGTCGGTTGCACCCACGGCGAGTCCGGGACGATAACTACCGACGGCGTCACCGGGACCGTAGGAACCGTGTCATAGATTTTGTACCCGAGCCCGGTCAGGCTCGTGACGATTAACTCTCGGGCTTCCGTGGTGAGTGCCATTAGCCGACCATTGTCGTCATCTGCTTGTACGGTGCCAGTAGGACAGTGACCCGGGCCATTAAAGCGGAGTTGATCCGTGGGCTAGGGGTGAAGTCCACGCTAATAGATTCGCCCCCGGCCGCGTAGGCCGCCTGGTACGTCTCGACCGCTATGGTCATGGCCGCGATTTTCAGTGGTGCCGGTTCCGCTTCGAACGAAACAAGCGTGACTAGGTAACCGATCAGGATACACGCCGAGTTGGCATGTAAGTCGAGCACAAGACTGTCGGGTGTCTCGTACTCAATATCGAGATTATCGGCCAGTTCCTGACCGGTTACCAGTGCCACGGTTATGCCTGGTTGTAGATTCCGACGATGCCAGCGGCAACGAATGGGAGGGCGGCGGCGTACCCGTAGATCGAGTAGTCGCGCCCAAGGTTCGCCGCTACGTCGTTCGTCATGAGGCGGGGGCCGTCTTCTGCCCATTCAATCGACGCCCGGTTAGTCACGATCGCATCCTGTGTTTCATCTGTGGCGAAGGCGCGAGCCAACACTATCGGCAGACCGGCGACGGACAGATTCAGGGTGCGGGCGTTAAACGTACCTGACACGTTATTCGGTGCGTAACTGTCTGGCATGAATGAAGTCCAGCCACCAATTTTTTTGAATACGGCACTATTAACCAGGACAACATCGGCGGGTTGCCCCGTTGCGGTTTCGACGTCTACGGCTGCGGCGAACACGGCCTCACGGAATGCTGCGCCCGTTGTGTCGGCGCTGAAGTCGTAGTCGACTCCGGCGGTGTCGTTTGCCCATAGTGCGGCTTGAAAGGCGTAGTCCGTTTCAGTACCGAACGCGCCGAGCATGATGCGCTGGTGAGCGTCCACGTATGACGGGTCGGTGCGTTCGATGACCTGTTGGGTCAAACGTGACCCGGCTGCGTAGGTCACCAGGTTGGCGGTACCCTTTTTAATGTCAATGTCGACGCTATTTACTTCGTCATTTTCGGCGGCTTGCGCTGCGACGATTGCGGAAAGGTCACCGTCGAAGTAGGGCCACGTGATTGTCATGCCCGAACCGACGGCGGAGCTTGGTCCACCGAGTGCGGTAATAACGGGGCGTCCACGATCAAGGACACCTTTAATGTCGCGCAACCAGATTGGGGGTACTAGCCCGGGAGCGTCGGCAATGGTCTGCACATCGAGGGCGCGGTTTTCTGCGTCACCTTTGTAGACGGCTTTGCAGTACTCACCGAACGACCGGTAGGCACTCATTGGATGCTGCGCCTCGGAGGTAAACGCTTTTGCGCTAATGGTTTGGACTTCTTCTCGCAGTGACTTGACTGCCTCACGTGCTTCAATGTCCACCGAGTTAACCTCGGTCGACTCGGTGTTTTCTAACATTGTTGCTCCTTCTGTTTCTCTTATGGCGCTTACTCCGGCTGTGGAATAAGCGGGATAGGGGGTCAAACTGACTTCGAGTAGGTTGGCGGCCGTGTGCTGGATCGCGTCCCGGGCTTTTGACATAATGGATTTGACGGGGTTGAATCCGACCGACAGGCCCTTAATGGTGGAGGTTCGGGCGAGTACTGCGGCATCCCGGCCTAGTGCCGTGTCCACTATTTCAAAGTCAATGTAGAGGCCGTCCTCGCGGTTCTCGGCCCCGGTGATCTTCCCGACTGGCTCCCCATGACGGTAGGCGAGTGGCTTACCGATCACGTTGGCTAGGTCGAATGAACCAGGGGCAAAGGATTCACGTACTCCACCGATCATTGTTTCCGACCCGTAGGGCACTGCCATACCGTGACCGCTGCCGACGATGTCGCCGTCTTTGTCTTCACGCTCTTGAAAGATCACGACTGATTCGGTATTGAGTTGTTTCACCGTAGGGCTCCATTCATATTGAATACTCCGAGGGTCGGTAGGTCTAAAAGGTTTTGCGCGTCTTCCACAGTAATAACCTCCAGCGGTAGGAGCTTGGTTATGACTTCGGCTAGGGCCGCGATGTTGTCACGCAGGAACGCGGTCGTATCAAAGTCGATTACGTAACCGGTCGGGGTGACATCAGGCATGGATAGTCTTTGTGTGACTAGGTTCATTACGGGGCGTAGCGCCGTGTCGAGTAGGTTCCGGTAAAGGTCGACCCGGTTCGAGTACGTCAGTGAGGATCCGGGGACACCGGCCCCGACCCATATTGGGTCAAGGTTCGCCAGGCGAGCAATAGCCACGGCGGCCATATTTTTAGCCTCAACTAGTTGCACGTCGCGGGCCGAGAATCCCATGACTTGCGCGTCGATCGTGTTGTTGAGATACGCGGTGCCACGGTTGGCGCGGGCTTCCTCCCAGGCGTCGAGTAGTTCGTCTATCTTTTCAGGGGCTAGATCCGGGCCGCTATTCTTTAGCGCGACTGTGGGTATGGGTGTTTCGGAATACATAAGGGTTGCGGCTTCGAGGGCTGCCGCCGTCGTGATCGCCGTTGCCCCGTTGGCGAGCCAACCGCCTTCGCCTGACCCGTAGAATTTTATGACGTCCCGGGTCGGTATTTGCCTGGCAAGATAGTAGAAGGGGTCGGCTGGTGGTTGCTGGTTGGCTTCGATCCCTGCGTAATAGGGCGGTAGGTCGGTCGTGTCTTCGACCCGCATAACCTCGACAGAGATCGGGTATCCGGCGAAGTCCCGATCAATCACGCGCCAATAAGCCCGGTCAAACATAAGAAGGTCTGACAGTGTGCGTTGGATGACGTTGGCGTACGGGTAGATCGGTGACGGTTGGCTCAGTAATTGCCGGGCAGGTACGGGTTGCCCGTCGAAGTATTCGCGCAACGGGAACGCGCTAATCGTGTGCGTGTACGTCTTGAGGGCGTCAACAAAGGCGGGGACTTGCATGGCGGTGAGTCGAGTGGATCGACCGGCCAACTGGTTAGTGAGCAAGGCGTAGAGGCCCGAGGATTCACGTACGTGCGCGGTTGCAGGTTCCTGTGCTGTCACCATAGCCTGGGAAATAGACTCTTGGCCGCGCACAACGCGAAGGGCTCGGGGGAACACCATGGGGCCAGTGTAGCCCCTTACCACGGTTTGGCTGCGTTTACATGCGTTTGCGTGATTTATGCGTGTCTGCGTGTCGGGCGTCGTGAGCGAATCATTGCCACACTACGAGGAGCTTTAGCCGCCTGGCTAACCGCAAACATTACCGCCCGGGCGGCATAAACACCGTTCCGTCCCATAGGGGCAGTCAGTACCCAACCGCCTTGCCGCTGGCTTATCTTCGAATTAGCAAAGTGCTCTTGTAATACTTGACTGCCGTCGTGTCGTAATTGTTGGCGGCTAAAAAGATCCTGGAGGACTTGCGTTGCGCTGACCGCTTCACGCTGACCCACGAGGGCATCAAACTTTTGACGTAGCCTCTCCACATAACCAGGCGTCACTTGAATATAGAGGCTCGGATGCTCGGCCCGGATCTTCTCGAGTTGCTGATCGACCTCGGCTATCGTCCGGTGAGTAGTAACCCGGACAACGATTAGCCCCTCGGCGTTTGGTGCGGCGATTGCCACGGCATGGCCCATCCCATCAAAGTCAGTCTCGACCGCTACCGACCACGTACCGGCCTCTGGAAGTCTCACCTCAGGGTCGAGAGTTCCCGTCCACCACTTATCAAGTAGCCAATGATCCGATCGGATCACCCACTGGTTGCAGTACTGCCGCCTAAACGCGCTTTCCTCAATGCGCGCCCATTGCTCGGCTAGAAACGTCTCGCGTCGCTCCGACCACTCAGGGCTCCCCCATTTCCACGTGCTAACGAGTTCCGGGTCGGCCTCAGCCGGTGCGCTCCACTCCAGTAGTAACACGGTGGATGGTTCGTCATCGTCCAGGCGGTCAAGTGCCCGCTGCCGGTAAGACTGCATAAGGTCAGATTGTGAGTCCCCTGCCGTCGATACGAGATAGATTTGTGGTTGCTCCCGCATCACCATCGTCGGGGCGATCGAATCGGAAATGACGCTTTGGGGGATTTTCCATGCCTCATCGCAAAACACCATCGAGACGGAATAGCCGACCCCGGCGGAATCGTTCGCCGCATGAATTAGCCACCGGTCACCGGACGGTAGTTCGATCCCTGCCGCTTCGTTGCCCCACTTCACCGACTTCTTACCATAAGTCTCAGTGGCCCATAAACCTGCCGGCCTCATAACTTCCATCGCGGTCGAGCGTTTATTAGCCACGTGCAAAATAGTTTGAGTCTCCCCAAACTGCTCACCATGATGAAGCCGCCACATACAAATAGCCCGGCTCAGCCACGACTTACCCGACTGGCGACCCACAGTAATAATCACAGCCGACCAAACGAGCTTCATATCGGCGTCATGCTCCAGCGCCCGATCAAGTGCGTAACGCTGCCAGGCAAACAATTCCATCCCAAACACACTAGTGAGCCACTCGGCAGCCTCACCACCAAACGAGCCTGTAACCGCGCTAGGGGCCTTAGTCTCTAACCTAGGCATCACAAACCCTAAGGCGTGAAGTCGCGGCTCTGTGGGCTTGTACCGGCCCTCCTCCGACCCCCTTGGGGGGAAAGGCGAG